GACGATATCAGCGTTCTGGCGCTGCTCGTCGGTCGGATCCGGCAGGGCCAGGATTGAATCGACCAGTCGATCAATGTCGGCCTGATACGACTCACAGAGTTCGTTGTAGCGACCCATTAGGCAGCCTTGTCGATGGCCACCACTCCCAAGTCGGAGCGAGCGGCAACCCACAGATCCCTAAGCATTGTCTTCATCACCTTGCGGACAGCCATGTTGTGACGATGGATGGGACGGCAAGGCTCGCCCTTGCACTTCTCGCAAGGCTGTCCCTCGCGAAGGTCGTAGTGCGCACGAGCATCTTCGTAAGTGTTCCTGTAGGGGGAGCGAGCCTTGACGACACCGTTCTTGTCAGGGTCGCCCGTCATCTTGAGGCAGGGTTGTGCGAGATTCCACACCAAGGACTTGGTGAACTTCGACCCGGCAGCCAGCGCCTCTTCCTGCGTCTCGCCCTTGCGATGCTTGCGAGTCGCGTCGCCCAAGCCGCAGTAGGACCACAACTGGCTGACCATACGCTCGAAGAAGATTTCGCCGTCAGGCTGAACGGTCGGAACGAGGAACTTTTTGTCCTCCTTGCCACCCTCAACGTAGTTGTCGTTTTCTTCCCAGTGCATCGGGAATGCAATCACCGGATGGCCAATCTCGCCGAGAAGGCGGGCGACCATTGGCGCGCCGACGCCGGGAATAGCGAGCCACTCGGTCATCGCTGGCCCTGAGCAACAACGCAGCATCTGCGCAGTTGTGTCTTTCGCTGCTGTCGTTTCAGCAGAGCAGAGCAGGCCGTAAACGCCCATTGCTTTCATGGATTTGCGGATGCGCTTGCGCTCGTCCTCATCTTCGTGATCGAAATCGATCAGGGAAAGAGCGATCGTGTCGTAGCGCAACTCTTCCAAATAGTCTGGATGCGTCTTGCCCAAGGGCTCGTCCAGACCAAAACACACATCCGCATAGATGCGGTTCTCGTGTCGGATTCGAGTGTCCTTGAGGTCGGTGAGTTGCCGGGCGTAAAGCCGAAGTTCACGGAAATTCTTTTGCAATTGCTCGTACATATTTATGCCCCTTTCGGGCTAGGTATCGCTGATATATAAGTAGGTATTGCTTCTAGGGCCGAAGCCCAAGATCTAGGCTGCCTTCTGAAAAACCGTCACCTTTCGTGCGGCCTCTTCCAAGGTGTCGGCGTTGAGGGCGTCCAACGCATCCAAGCCCACTTCATAGGAGGCCCGACGCGCGATGTTGCCGGCGATGTTCTTGTTGATTTCGTCGATCTTGTTCAGGAAGTCAGCACGGGTCATGTGCTTGAAGAAAACGAAGCGACCGTTGCAGCGGACTCGCTTGTCCATGACCATCGGGTCAAACAGGTGAGCGTAGGAACCCTCCACGATCTTTCCGTCGTCGATGCGGACGATCTCGTCGTAACGGGCTTCATCCGCCTTGCGATCGACGATGGCGTTTGTGGCTCGCGACCCGCTCCAGCGGGCCTTGTCAGTGAACAGCGGGTGGAGCCACGCGATCAGCACGTCAGCACCGACGTTGTTTGTGATCAGCGCTCGAAACTCCGCGACAAGAGTGTCGTAGATGTCATCTTGCTCTGCGCCTTCCTTGATCAGGCGGCTGGCTGTAGAAGAAGCGGTGGAAACTTCGGCAGTCATGGAGACGATCGCTTTCGGTAGTTGCTAGGAATGACCACGCTACAGACAGCCTCGCTGGGCGTCAACCTTTTTTTTGCTCCCTCGGGGTCCCTTATGCCCAAAACCGCCAGTGACCAGGGGTTATGGTAAATAAAAAAGTTTGTCAGAAATCAGGTCTTGCGCTCTTGAACTGGCCTGAGTATGATTGGGGCATGCCTTCCAAGAACGACGCACGCCTCGCCATCCTCCGCCACATCACGCACTGGTTCATGGAATTTACGGATACCTTTGAACTGGAAGAGGCCGACGTGGACGCTCTCATCGAAGAGGCCGGCGAACAAGCAGCCCTACTGATGGACAGTATGAGTCTCGAAATCCAAGAGATCCACAACGACACGATCACCGTCAGCCTGCAACTGCTCGACATCGTTCCGTTCCTCGAAGAAAAACTGAGCGAGGCTTTCGTCGACGATGTATCCCTGTAAACTGTTGTCCTATGACCGTCACCCTGCAACTCCGCGTACTCTCTGGCGTCCTCTTGTCCTTTATATGGATCGGAGCGAACTTAGCCTTCGGCTCTAACGCCACAGCAGACAACGCATCCACTTTCTCCGAGGCTTTTCGGGCCGTACCGGGAACGATACCCACCCACCTTCCGCCCGATACTCTGCCCCCGCCGGTTACAACTTTCCCCTCTGCGTCGCCGGCGGGGGTAGTCACTATTCTGGCCACAGCAGAACCAACCCCCAACCTCGAAACGCCGGAATTGCCTCGCAAACAAATACTCAGTCAAATGGTTGAGTCTCCCGATTTCCTCCAGAAGGAATACCGGTATTACGAACGATCCCAAGATGTCACCGCGCTCCAGATAGAACTCGGAATTCACTCTGTCGACGGCATCTACGGACCAGTCACACGCCGCGCCCACATCGAAGCGCTCGGCGGTCCACACAACGCCGTCATCATCTTCTATCCGGAACTCTTCGAGACGCCGACACCGTGTTCACATGGATGTCTGCCGGGCGACAGCCATTACGAACTCCCAACCCTCGGGGAACTCATCCGCCAATACTTCAAGCCGGAACATCACGAACTAGCCCACAAGATTGCGTTCTGCGAGTCCAGCGCGCAAAGTTGGCATATCGGGTCTGAGGTGGTTTCACACGCCTTCGCCATCGGATGGTTCCAACATCTCGCCAAATACTGGCCGGAGCGTTCCGAGAAAGCCGGATGGGGCGAGTACCACCCATTCCACGCCGAAGCCAATGTCGCTGTCGCTGCGTGGCTCTTCTACGGCAGTGGAATTCATCACTGGAACCCATCACGAGCCTGCTGGGGTGCTACCAATCAGCCCCCACCCACGACCTCGTCTCTCCCGCCGGCATAGAAAAGAGAAAGCCCCCCGTGAGGGGGGCATTCCCTGTGGTCGGTCGTCGTTTATTCCGCGTTTTGGACTGACCGCCAAATGGTGCAACTCCGAGAAGTTGACCGATTCGCCGTACTACAAGAGTACTAGAAAGGGTCTGGTCCGAGTGCAGGCTCTGCCTGCTTGGCGCGAGGTGACGCCGTAGTCGCCTGACCCTCGCCCCCCTGTCCCCGCCGCTTGCGGGTGAAGTCCTCGATGCTCCGAGTCAGAACGCCGATGTGGTCGGCGATCAGTTCAACCTTCGAACGCTTGGTCCCGTCGTCGGCTTCCCATGACCGCTGCTCCAGACGGCCCTGAACGATCACGCCCACGCCCTTCTCCAACACGCTCGCGGAATCCTCGGCCAGGTAGCGCCAAGCCGTGACATCGAAGAAAGAGGTCTTCTCCTGCTTCTCGTCGTTCTTGTCACGGTAGTAGTGGTTCGATGCGATGCCGAACTTCAGCAGCGCCGCCCCACCGTCGGTGTACGTCAGTTTGGGATCTGCAGTCAGATTCCCAATGATTATTGCGGGTGAAAATGCAACCATATTCTCTGTGTCTCCTGTGTTATGCGGGCACGCCCGCGTCGAAGTCTCCAAGGTAGCACGGGGACGGACCTCTGTCGGGCATAATGTAGAAAGACCCCGGGAGATTCTTATGTCAGAAGTCGACGATTCCGACGAACCCACAGATCTCGACCATCCCGAACCCACTCGGGAGGACCTCGTCAACTTCATTAGCGAGTTCATGACAACGTCCATGAATGTCAACCAGGTGTACCGGTCCAACCTCGTGGAAACGATCGCTGGCCGGGTGTTCCACGAGTTTGGTGAAGAAGGCTTGTGCGACCTGATGCTCAAAATCGACGAGTCGGCAAACTGGATCTCAGACATCGTCCTCGACGGGCCGGACCTAGACGAAATGATGTTCAAACGTCACGGCACGTTCGACGCGGATCTGGTGACCAAGGCCCGAGCAACCGAAGGGCTCATAGAACTGAACCGAAAGATCTGGCGGCTCCGCAAGAAATACTCCCGGATCATCGTGGACGAGATCTTCACCAACGAAAACGAAGCATCGGCACCCCAGCCGGCAGAACCAGATCCTGATGGAATCTATTGAACTTGACTGGTGTAAAGAGCCGGTTCTGGGAGAAGATCGCGTACTTCTCGCCCCCCTTCACCGGACCCGAAGAAGAAGCACGTCACAACAAAGCCAGTCACACTTGGCAAACCGTCCATCTCTACCAGAGATACCCAGAGGCATCAGAAGACTGGACCCCGGTTGATGAATGCAACAAGTGCGGCGTTCTGAGCAAATCGGAACGGTCCCGCTATGCCTGCGGTGCGGCTCCAGAGGCGGAAAAGTTCAGAGAGTAGATGCCGGGGGCTCGAATTCCTGCACGCTGATCCCGTTGGAGAACAGGTGTCCAACGACCTGCTCCTGTTCATCCTGATCCATCCGCTCACGGTCCTCCTGTAAGCCCAACATCACGGCGTTGAGAACGGGGGCGTCCTGAAACACTTTCCCGAACCCTTGAGAAAAAGCGGACTGATCGCCCCAAAGCACATGCTTCCCCAGCATCGTGTTGTAGGGCATGGACATCAGCATGACTTCGGGGTTGCCGTGACGATTCATTGAAATATGACTCGACGTGATGCATTCGGCGACCTTGGCGTCCTGAGCAACGAAGGCTTCCGTCAACTCCTTGCCCTTGAGTTCCCATGGCGCTTTCGACATGTACCCCTCGGCAATGAAAGTGATTGAATCAACCCAGTAAACCCCTCTCAACACTTCAGACACCATTGCCACCTTGGGGACCCGTTGGGCGACAGGCATTTTCATGTCAGCACGACAGAACACCATCATCACTGATAATCGGTCACCTCTCCATCCCATGAACATGAATGGGAGGTCTTCACCTATGCCGAACTCCTGGACTGCGTTTTGTTTCGCCAGTTGGGTACTGGTTATGGCTAGCGCAAGTTTCGCGTACACGTCGGGATAGGAGTCCACCGAAGTTGAGATTAGTGCAAGTAACCCTCAGCGGAGAGCAGCCCGACTAACATGGGAACATGGCACAAAAAAAACCAGCCGCTAAAAAGAAAAGCGGCGCAAAAAAGCCGGCCGCAAAACGGGCACGGAACAAGGACGGAACGTACAAGGGCGACGACAAGTCGACCCCTGACGTAAACGAGGCTTACGAAAAGCCGAAGCCGGGCACCAAGGCGACAACCAAGCCTCGTAACCCTGTGGCCAAGCAACGAGAAGCCAGCACCACTAAAAAGCCCGCAGCCAAAAAGGCGCCAGCCAAAAAGCCGGTAGCCAAAAAGCCAGCCCAGAAACAGCGCAATACCTATGCTCCCAAAGTTGTGGCCAAGGATACGGTCAGCCGAGAGGTTCGAGAAGTCGACATACAGCACGAGCCACCAGCCAAAAAGAAGTCGCGAGCAGCGCGAATCTGGGTCTGGTTCGTCGGACAATAATGGGTGGTCGCGGCTTCCAGTCCCGCCGTGAGAGCCCTGCCGGGGGTTGGCGATTCGGCCCCAGACCAGGTCGTCGACGTGCTGGCCGAGAAGGCCTTAAAAGCATCATCCTCAAGGCAGCAGAACTCCTCGGCGTCGAACCCGACACCCTCGACGAAGTCGAAGCACGCAAAATTCTCATGCGTACCGAAAACCCGAGAATACGCAAAGCCCGGGACGACGTGATAAAAAAACAGACTCCCTAATCTATACTGGATACAACCCTTCCAGTTTAAATAAACGGGTACCCCTCCAGCCGCCAAGGAAAAACCACATGGCCACCACAGCCAACCTCCTAGAGTCCTACATCATGGACCTCACACACGCCTCCGAAGAAGACGGCGACGACCACCTCACCCCCACCGACCAAGTAATAGCCACCTGCATGGAAATCCTCCTCATCTCAGAGGACGACCCCTACGCCGAAAACGGACTCATAATCGACGGCGACGAAATCACCAAAATGGTCGGCCGCCGCTCAAATCAATTACTTCAACGAAAACTCCGAACCCACAACCTCCTATGGCTAGGAATCTGCATAATAATCGCCATATGGGCACTCACACTAGGACTATCACTATGAACGCAACCCCCATCTCAGCCAACATAACCACAAGAGCAATAAGAGGAACAGAAACATTCGAAGCCGAATACAACGGAATCAACAGCATCAGCCTATACAAAATAGAAATCATAAATGACGGACCACAAGAACTACGCACCTACGTCATCGGAGACAAAGTCAGACAACACACCATCCAAGGATGGGCAGGACTCACCGAAAAAATGGAAGAACTAATCGACCACTACATAAGCCCACTACTCAAAGACCTCAAAACCACATGAACCACCTCAAACACCTCTTCTGGGGAATGGGTTTAAACAAACCAGGAAACGGTAAGGTAAATCCGTCGCTCGTGCGCTCCCAGGACAGCCACCTCGTCCCCGAAAGCCCCGGAGCCAAGACACTGACCCAAACCGCCAACCTCCCCTCCTCCTTTTCTCCCAAGCCCATCTACTTCGAAGCCAACATCGAAGCCAACATCGAAGCCAACATCGAAGCCATCGCCCAAACCATCGCCCAAGCCAACACCACACAGCCCCCCCCTCTCACTTCCCCTCAGACCTTCACACAGCCATCCTCAGCCCCTTCACATACAAACACCACTCATACACACACATATACACATACGTCTCGCTTCGCCTACTACCGCAGATGGTGTGCTGCCTTTGTCGCTGGCCATCACCCTCCCAAACGACCCCCTCATACACACACGCCCACACATATATATAGAACATGCCGTTGGCTATGGCGAAAGGTCGGCCTCATGGGTCTATGCGTATGCGTATGCGTAGGTGGGTTGGGTGCGCTGGTGGGTGTGGCCATGGCCATCGAGGACAACTACTCGTGTGTTGGTGGTGAGCACACAGCACAGCGAGGCGACACGGTGTGGGGCGTGGTGGCTAGTCGGTGCAGTGGCAACAGGCAGCATGCCTACGACGACGTGGTCGCAGCCCACCCACACATCGAGGCGTGGGGCATGGCACAGGGTGAGGTCATCGTCATCCCCCACAGTGGGGGGTAGGGGGTGGGGTAGGGGGTAGGTGCCTAGAGATCCATGTCCTCCACGGGTAACCACTTACCCAAAGGACAGGACATTGAAGGTATCCGTACCTTGATCGGCATGATGCACTTGCATACCTTGCACTGCTTGGCCCATGGCCTGAACTCCTCGCACTCAAGGCAGACGGCATACCTCTCGGCTGGCCTCACCCCTCGTACCTCACTAGCCTGACCCACTCCCCGACTGGTGGCCCTAGTAGGGGGTCGTCCTCCACGTTCTTGACGTAGGTGTGCAGCGCCTTGACCAACGTGGTGGTGAGGTCGTACCTCTCCTTGTACTCAGCCCTCATGTCATTGATCTCTGCCTGCAGCAGCATGATGGTCTCAGCGGCGTCACGGGTGGCATGATGTACCTTGTCTGCACCCTGCTGCTGTGCTGTGTGCGCTAGGTGGTAGAGGCGAGAGAGTGTGTCATCGACCACTGTGTCTTCGACCATCGCTCTCTGTCCTCTACTATCCGTCCCCCCACCATGGTGTTAGGTGCTCAGGTGACACTACTCGACTGTTCTCCTCATCCCAGGAGGGTGGCTCCCCTACCTCCCATGCAGCATCCATGTTGACCCACCCCAGCACATCTACCTCCCTTAACTCGGGGGGTAGGGCATAGGCCACGAACAGCACCAGCCCCTTGCCCAACTGGTGTCGCCTGACAGCAGCGCTCTTGGATGTGCGCACCCGACGCACCTCGATGTTGCGCCCCACGTCAGGCAGGTTCTTGAACTTGTGATGCTCAGTGGCATGCCAGATGTGCGCATGCCAGTAGCGGTTGGTGGTCTTGGCCACAGCCAGTTCGCATACGGCTGCTGCCACCTGTGCAGTGCGGTCGTCCTCCATACGTTCAGGGTCGTACCAAGGGGCATCGTCCTTAGCCCAGTTGGCCGTGTATCGGCGTGCCCCTACATTCGAGGCATGCTCGTACTCCCATGTCTCAAGGCTGACTAGCATCCCTGTACCCCATGGCTACACCTGATCCGGTTCATATCGACCCCTATCCACTCAGGCGAATGTCACACTTGGTGCAGAACTCAGCCCACGGGTACTTCTGTCGAAACTCCATGGGATGTGAGCAGTCAAGGATATCGGTGACCTTGATGTTCATGGTGTCTCTGATGAGGGCAGACAGGGAGACCTCAGCCACCTCAGCCGCACGCTTCCACCGTTCCTTGTCGCTCTCAGTGGCCCGTATAAGGATCTGCTTGTCAGCCGGCCCATCGTCGTCGCTCACCTTGGTGGACACCGTGAGGTCCATGTCCTCGGCCACATGATTCATCGCAGCCTCGATGTTGTCCTGATAGGCGGGATCCCCCACCTCAGCCTCTGAGATCAAAGGCTCATCGATTGAAGGCCCCACGGGTAGACCGGGTACCTCATCAGGCTCATTCCAGTTGCCGGCATCAGGATGCAGTTTGTTCTTCGGCGCTACTACAGGTGGTCCTGTAGCAAGGGGCATAGGGGGCAGGGGTACTGACATGGAGACCTTGATCGAATCGTCGCCTGCTTCCACCGGATCACCACGAGCAATGTCAATCGGTTCAGTCGTCATCTTCTACCTCGTCTTCCACGATCTCTGCCTCAACGACCTCTGCTTCCAGTAGGTCCCGAGACGCAATCTTTCCTAGCGCACCCTCTACCTCTGTCGGTGAGACAACGCCTGACTTCACCATGAGGGCCAGCAGTTGCTTGGCTTCCTCCTCGGGTGAATGGGCAGTAGCACTAGGCAGGGTTTGAGCACCGGCCATAGCCAGACGTATCGAATCCGTGGCCCCATCTAGGCCCACGCGTACATCCACCTGCTTCTGCTGTACTTCCATGCCGAGCAACTTACTACGCCGATCCATTACGGAAAGGACCTGCTGAATCGCCTTCATATCCGGCTCTACGGAAACCTCCGTTCCGTCATCCAACGTGACGCGCCGATGTTGGGTCATCGGCCAGATGGCCGCTTGCAAAGCGTCCAAACGCTCCAACTCCATACGAAGCACCTCGGGATACGCCAGAAGTGCCTCAGAGTTCAACTTCTCGAGTTGCCGGTTCACGGATCGGCCCACTGTGGCAACGCTGACGCCAAACCTACGGGCAATCTCCTGACTGGCTACGCCAGCCTGCTTCATCTTGAAGATACGAACATCACGTTCGGCTAAGAACTCACGGGTGATTGTGGCTTTAGTTTCCTCTGCCATCAGTGCATCATCCAATCAATCACTTCGAAGGGGAACTTGATCCCACGTTTCATGGTAGCCGGCCAATATCTTTCGTCACGGGCACCACGAAAATGGGCTACACGATATACATATTCTCCCACATTCGTCGGATCGGGTGTGAGAGAGATGCCGAACTCGGGCCACCGGGACCACACAGCAGAACCGAATGGGCGCAGGTCACGATTCGTTCCTGTGCCCAGTGGGGCGTGATGCTCCAGCCATAGCGCCACGCCGTAGATGACACGGAGGGTGTCTAGGTATTTGGCAACTTCGGTAGCGATCGCTTCGCTTGTCCGACCACCGGGATCTATGAACGCCTTGTAGAGAGGCCCCAATAGAAGCAGGTCAGGTTTGACCTCTTCGATCTTGTTTTCCAACAGCAACCTGTCGGGCATCTCCATCAGGTCGAAGCCGTCGGGCTTCATGTAGAGATGAGCGTCCAGATTCGGCTCATGTCCCATCGACTTGGCCGCACCGATAATGTTGCGTGAAGTCCGTCGGATAATCCGCTCAGGGTTCTCAAGATCAACGCTGAGAGTGCGTATGGGTGGCATGGGTTGAAAGGAGAACGGCTGAACGCCCATCGCCGGAAGGATCGCAACCTGTCGGAGAAGCATCGTTTTCCCGACCCCTTCAGCCGCAACCACGATGATGCGCTCACGTCGTTCGAGCAGCCCCGGGATAAGCCAGTCGTAGGAGTCGTCGTCGTCCTCAGCAACGAAGTCGTCCCACATCACCAGCCGGCCTTGGTTCGCATCGGGCGTGTCCTCTGCTGTGCCCAACAGCAACGCCGCTTTGTGCATGATGCTCGCAGGCGATCGTGTGGTGTCGTCCAGCAGTCCACGCAGTTGAGAGAGCGTGTCGTCTACGGGTGAGAACGGTGCCTCTTCGATTTCTTCGACTTCTGGCAGCGGAGTGTCCCCGTAGTTCTCGGGGGTGAACGACACCAGTTGCTCGGTCGTGCCACCCGCTGCGATGTGGTCGGTAATGTCCTTCTCTTCGGGACAGATCCATACGGCTACGTCACAGCCGGCCTCACGGAGTTTGATCTCAACGTCTGCAGCGTGCCTCTTCCCTGGCTCATCGTTATCGACAATGATGTCGACTGTCGCTCCGGCGAGCGCACGAGTGTGCAAGTCCAGCCACTTGCCGGCTCCACCCGGCATGGTTGTCGCACAGGCACCTAGCCGGTTGAGCGTGTCGCAGTCCTTCTCGCCCTCCACCACCCATACGGGTAACCCGTCTTCCTTCTGTTTGAGCACCCTCGGGAGGTTGTACAGCACCTTCGGCGTGTCGCCAAGTTTGTAATCCCACCCACCCTTCCCGTCGGGCTTCCTCTGCCGGAAAGTTTTTTTACCGTCAGGCTCCGAAAAGCGGACTTTTTGGAACAGCAGAGCACCGTCAGCATCTTGATAGTCGTAGGCAGCGACAAACTTGAGTTTCTTCTGCTCAATCTTCGGGTACTCGCGGCCGGCTGCCCTCTGCGGGTCCTTGTCGAAGAGGTCTGTGATCCCAAGACCGACAGCGTCGAGAATGTCATTGGTGCTGCAGCCCCCATTGCGGTGGCAATGGAGAAGTACCTGCCCGTCCTCGTTCTCATGGACAGATAGCGATGGGTTCCTGTCGTCCTGCCGGCATGGGCACCGTGCCTCCCAGCCGTTGGCTGATGTGACTACGCCGTCTAGGCGAGCGAGCAGGTCATCCGTGTGTTTGTACATACGGCATCCGCTTGGTTCTTGTAGGGCGCAGACCCGCATGGGTGCGATAAGCCGGCCTGATTCCCTTGCTGCGGCGAAGCGTCAACCGCTGCTGTTCGTCAAATCCACCCCAGATGCCGAATGGTTCATGTGGCAACGAATACTCTAGGCATTCTGCCGAAACGGAACATTCTCTACAGATCATCGTCGCTTGTGCTGCGATCTTGAGGATCTCATGTTTCTGCTTGAGCGTTATCGTTCGATGGAACTCTGGAAACCACCACTCGGTTGGCTTGCCATTGCAAGCACCACCCTTTGGTGGCGCAGCGCCGTCTTCGTTCAGAAACTTTGGAAGATCAGCCACGAGCCAGACGATCAATGTCTCCGGGGGAAAAGAACACGATTGCTGACTCCACGGTCAGGTCTGCTCCTCTCTCCGTCACTACTAGGTCGACTGCTTCAATGGGGACGCCCAGTGCCGACGCGAGTGATCCACGGAGACGGGCGACTTGAACCTCATTCTGCCCCAAACGCTCGTCATAGTCAAGGGTTCTCATCGGACTCAGCGTGACAGCCCCAACATCACGCTCTTTCTCCGCCGTGCGGAAGCACCACGCACAGCCCAACTTGGGTGCCCGTGAGGCTCGGGTGCGGATCTCTGTGTGACCGCATTCCAGCAGGTGGTGGTACTTGACGGAGCCGTGGATGCCCTTGCGTTCGATGCTCTCGATCGTGCGGCGAGGAGCCTTGCGGTGTTCGGTCGTCATCCAGTCCAGATTAGTCCTGCGCTGAACGCTTGGGGTGCAGCCTCCCATAAGAGGTCGCGTGGAACAAATCGTCAGCCATCACTGACAGGGACTGTAAGGGTCGGAGATTTCTCAGATTTCTTTGCAACCCGTTTGACAACCCCTTGACGGGCGAGTAGGATAAGGACATGACCACGACCATCACTTGCAACAAGGACTACGGCGAAGGTACCTGCGAAGGCGAGATCACCTTCTGGGATCGCCCGTCGGACTGGAAGACCTTCCCGAAGTGCGCCAAGCACGCTGCCGAAGCAGTCAAAGAGTTCGAGCGAATCAATCGCACCTACGGCGTCACTTCCGACATCGCCCCCGACTGGATCGACCCGACCTTCGCCGGAGAGCGCTGGTAGGTCCGGCCCCCGAATACCCCCGTTCCGAAGGGAGCGGGGGTTTTCGTCTGTCCATCTGTCCGCATCCACGGGGCTTCGCACTGCCCAAGGAAATTTTATTGGATGAAGCCTTGACACCGCAGCCTCCCTTTGATAAGATTCGGTTGGACCTTCGGGTCCACACAATATAAGACAGGGAATCGGTGACTTCGTCTAAAGATCTTCGACCCCTCGTCGACGCTCCTGAGCAAGAGGCGAAACTGCTCACCTACTTATGACACGCAAACGCAAACCACCGAAGCCGACCAACGATCACGCGACCTCCATACAAGGACCGCCGGCGCGCTATCCGTGCGATCGCTGTGGCGTCCCGACTCGCTCCGTCTTTGAGGGCGAGACCTTTCAGGACGAGTTCAACTCACAGTTGGACGGTGGCCTCCACATCCAAGCCTTCGGGTACTACGGCGGGTTTTGGGACACCCTCTCCTTCATGGGTGAGGGTCCGATCTCCTTCCACCTGTGCCACGACTGCTGCGTATGGCTGACCACCGAGATTCCGGCGATGGCTGAGGAAGCGACGGGTGGGCACTTCTCGTCCAACGTGCAGAAGGACGGCGTTCGACACACCGGCTCACCCGATGAGGTCTGCTGCATGTGGGGTGTTGTCGATCACGAACAGGGCTCAGACCCCACAGGTGCATACGACAACCCGAAGGAACGACTACACGGGGAGCCAACCACGCCATGAGCGCTGTAGCCGACAAACGACAAAAGGCCCTTCACGAGAAGATGCACAAGCAGCACGACACTGCCCAGACGCAACGCCAGCGTGAGTTCAACGGGTTCCTCAAGTCGACAAAGACCTGGGAGTTCGCCGACTGGGTGCATGAGCATCACGACGAGAATGACTTCGTGGAGTACGCCCTGTTCGCTCTGGCTCAGGTTCTCCGCAAGGCTCTCCCCAACATGACGCTGTGGGAGTTCAAGAAGATCGTCACTGAGGACGTTGGTTGGGACAAGGAGCAGTCATGGATGATGCGTGGCGGGCTCTCTGATTACGTCACCGGTCAGTTCTCCCTGATGAGAGACAACCTGCGATGAGCCGTCACGTCAGCCCGTTCGATCCTGAAGCGAATGTTGCGGTTGCTGCGTGGTTGTATTACGCATCGGGTCCACACCATTGGAACCCGAGCCGAACCTGTTGGGAGGAAGAATGAATCGCTTGGTAGAGGTATTCAAGAAAGAGAGAAGGCGGCAGGACAGTCTCGGCAGAGACATGGCGACTGTGGTAACGGGTGGAAATCTGATCATGGATCTCCACAACTGGGCAGGGACACCACTTTCGACATTGGGGATGCCGTGGAAGACACGAAACCTGCCCCGTCGGAAGGCGTTGTTCCCTCACTTGGACCACCATAGCGACAAGTCCTATGAGGCGAGCGTGCTGCAACCAGCGGCAACTCTTGAAATGCTGGTGAAACTGCGTGACAGCGTCCAAGAGATGGTCGTGGCTGCCAGAGCCGACGCCAAAGCCGGAGTCGTCTACACCCGGTACGACTTTGACTCCTACTGGTTCGAGGACTCAAGGATTCGGGGATCGTGAACCATCTGACGCACAAGCACTTGACATTCCCTTGACAGACGAGTAGGATAGGGACATGGAAGCAATCATTTACTACCGCAAAGACCACGACTGGATGAGCAAGACGCCGTTCGCCCCTCCGTCGGTCACGCGCCTTGACGAACTCGATGAGGTCCATCGCATGGATGTCAACGAGCATCTCGGCGAGTACGGGCTTGAGGAAATCTGGAAGACGATGCAAAACATCAACAGCGGTGACATGCCTGAGCAGTTGGGCATTCGCTCCATGATGGTCGGCGACATCGTCGTCATCAGCGACAAGGGCTGGCAGGTCGAAGCGACCGGCTGGACTCCCGTGTCCGACGACTGGCTCACCAACCACCGAACAGTTCTACATGAAGCCGAGAGTACGAGCATGACAAACGCAGTCTCCGTGCCGGAGGGCACCCGGCGCAACTAGAAAGACCCCCACCGAAATCACCGGTCACAGGCGACCCGATACCCATAGTCGTCACGCCGGTCACAACCTGACCAGCCCCGTGCCGTTCGATACCCATAGTCTTCGCGCTGGTCACAACCTCACCGACCACAGGTGTCCCGATACCCAAATTCCAAGCGTCGGTCACAACCTCACCAGCCAACCCCTTCTCGATACCCAAAAACGCTGCGCTGACTACAACCTGATCTCACCGACCATAGGTGTCCCGATACCCATAGTCCTCGCGTCGGTCACAACCTCACCAGCCGGCCTCGGTCCGATACCCATAGTCCTCGCGCTGGTCACAACCTCACCGTCCACCTCCCCAGCGATACCCAACCCACATCCGACGGTCACAACCTCGTCAGCCATGCACGCCGGTCAGAACTTCATGTGTGGATAAGAAGTCCGCCCAGTCGGTGTCGCTTCTTTCCTGATCTTCTTCAACGCTCGCCGGCTCTTCTTCTTCTGGTAGTCGGCTCGCTTCTGAGCCTGAGCCACCTTGCGTAATTGCTTGTGTTTCTTCATGTCCAGAACGGCTCCCAGTATCGCGCTTTGTCGGGAAACACCCACCGGATACCACCACGGGGATCATCCACATCTCCCTCTCGTCGGGGGATCACATGGATGTGGGCGTGTTCCACCGTTTGCCCCCCAGTAGCCCCGATGTTCATTCCAATATTCATGCCCTTTATCCCCTGAGTACTCATATTGTCAGCAACCAACGTGACCATTGACCACAATGACTCCTGCTCATCCCTATCCAATTGAAACACGTCTGGAACGTGTCGACGCGGGACAACCAGCATGTGACCATGGGTGACTGGGAACTGATCGGGAAAGGCAGCCGATGACCGGCCAACCGTAAGACCTCGGGTAGCCTCCGGCTCTGAATCCCATGCGACCCTCCGGTCAAACCCCGCTCTTTCGCAGAACGGGCAGTCCTCGCTCACTTCCGCTCCTCTGACACGGTTGCGGCCGTGCCATTTATGGGACGATTGTTCGATAATAGATCACCCATCTGATACACCCTGCATACTCTGATAAACCTGAGTCTCAATCTTATTCAGGTTGGTCAACATGCGGCGCTGATAATCAAACATCGGGTAATCCCACCCTGCCTCCCGCAGATGCTGGCTTCTAAACTCGGCAAAAATCTCCAACAAATCCTCGGCTTGTTGGCGAGACAACGCAATATCACTCACGGCGTCGCTACCAGACGGACGGTCTTGGCAGCGGCATTCTTCGACTACATCGGATGGCCGCACAACGTCGTCCATTGCGTCGGCCCGCAACCCCGACAAGCACCTGTCCCACTCATGCACACCGTCGTCATCGGTGATCGGCGACCATGACCAATCCAAGGTTTCCACTTCAAACGTCGGAAACGTGTATTTGCCGCAACAACAAGGTGTGGCTTGTGGCTTGTTGCCCTCCACCCTGTCACTCCTCCACTCGGTATTGGGGCACAGAACGGACAACCTTCTACACAAACTCCGGGTTCCACAAGCGCTCCCACGTTATGGGGCCAACACACCCATCCCTGGTTAGCCCTTCCATCCTCTGGAACTTCTTGACCGCCCAATGGGTGCGCCACGAGAACACGCCAGTGTTCTTCATCGTCCCAAAGAAGCCAAGCGCGATGATGCGCTCTTGGAGAGTGCTAACGATAGGGCCGCGTGACTTGCGCCTTCTCGACAGCGGCTCGGTCGCAACCTGCTCCGCGAGTGCCTCGATGTAGGCGAGGATCCCCAAGAAGTCAGGCTTGATCTCAACCTTCTCGTCTTTGGACTCGCTCATCGCTGGGGCGTCGAACCAGCCTTCGGCATTGCGGGGCTGGTGGTGCCACCATTCCTTCGCCTTGATCGTGGGGACGATGCCGTAGCGGGTGGCGATGTTGTTGACCTCCCATTTGGCGATCTTGTTGCTGACCATGTGGAGGTCGACCGCGTAGCAAAATCCGTCGTCTTGGCACATGTGCCAACTTCCTCTCCACCAACCGCCGGCTCCGAAGCGGCGGTCTGGGTTCGCTGCAAGATTGCCGCGGCCTGCCTTGTACTTCTTGTAGAAGTACGCCTGCTTTGCGTAGGTGCGACAGGCGCTACTGACTTTGACTCTGCCCACGATCTGTGGGTCTTTGAAGAAAGCCTCTAACCGCTTTACGAAACGCGGGTGGAGTAGCGAAAGGTCTACGTTCTTGCCTGTGACTGGGATCATGTAACCACAGTAGCATCCGACCTAGGCCTCTAGCGGATGGGGAAGACTTCCGCTATGAGACCCTCTTCCCCATCGCTTGTTGCTGGGTTCGGCTGGAACAAGGTGACCCAATCGGAAGAAGCCAACATGCCGTCCTCCAACTCTGGGCCATGCCATGCGCGCAGCACCTTCATCCATGCGTCCTGTAGCCGGATGCTGATGTAGCGACTGGCTGGTCGATTCCCTTCTTCCATGCGCTTCTGCCATTCCGTAGAGACAGCGCCGGCTAGGGCACCGAACTCTTCGGCAGTCAACTCAATCGTGAGGGTCTTGGTCTTGGTGGGCATTTGCTTCTGCCTCCATACGGGCCTTGTAGGCAATGTTGAGTTTGGTCCCTATGACCCACAGTTCTTCCATGGTGGGGATGCCGCATTGTCGCAAAAACGACAGATGGCTCGCATCTAGATCTCGATTGCGTTTGATGCCGGCGGGGTATTTGATGGTAGCAGGGTAGACAAAGGTCATGAGTTCTCCGCTGGGATCTGGACGGTCTGGCCGATCTGGAGGATGGCCGATCCGTCGTTGAGTTGGATCATGTGATGGACTGCATTCTGGAGATTGCCCTCGCAGTTGTCGGTTGCGATCTGCCAGATGGTGTTGAAGGCTTGGGCCACCACCGTCTCTGTCGAGCAGGTGAACTTGGCGTGCGATGCGTTTGATGCGCCGAATAGCCACACGGCCATTACCATCACCGTCGCTGTCATGATTGCTACTAGCCCCTTCTTCTCCATACCTTCATTCTACATCCCCTTGACATGAATGTCAAACGCCGAACCACGGGGCTCGCCGGCGCGCAGCGGGTTGAGACATGAAGAAACCCCCGACCGAAGCCGGGGGCCACCCCATCGGGCCGGGAGCCGGAGCCTAAGCGGAGTGAACCTCTGCCCAGTCCGGCACTCCCCACTTGCGCCGATGGAGTGTGGCGATGGTTTGCGCCTGTTCTGGCGACTTGCACCGCAAGGCGAACACCTGCGAATCAGACGAATCGCCGTCGGGGGAGCGGAACCACATCTCCAGCATGTTCCCGTTCGGTACTGCTGCCACCAGCGCTCCCTTCACGGGAATCATCGGGCGTGTCTCTGTCTTGTTCATGTTTTCCTCTCGTTTGGCGACCGGGCGAGGGATCGCTCCCTCGCCCAGCCTGTAAACTTGCTAGAAGTCCATCAGTTCTGCACCGGATGAACCGGTGTAAACTTCGGAGTCGGATGATTCCTCATCCCAGATGAGGTCCCAGCATGCGTCGTGCGTACCGGAAATGAGTAGTTCGCGCTCGCCGGCTGTAAGTTTAGGGAGAGCATCTTGGACGCTCTTCCCATTCTCTGCGCAGTCAACGAAGCCCGAAAGCGGCATTGTAACTTTGCCAAAGTTCCCACACAAAACACATCGTGGGGTGGTGGCTGTCACGGTCACGCCACCGAACCGGGAGATTTTGCCTTCCCCAAGGCTTAGGATCAGCATTTCTGCCTTTCATAAAGTTATTAGGATGTGGCCGGAGGCGTGGGTCTCTATCCGGTTGTAAGTTTCCTTACGTGTCCTATGGGGGACCCGTTGTCTGCACGCTTACTCCGGCCACGAACCACATAATACAGCCCGACCCTTTCCATCCAGAATCCTGCTCTCATTTTACAAAGAAAT